TTTTCGTCTTCTTGTATTTCCAGGATGTAGCTCATTTTGCCAAAAGCTTTTCCACAAGTTTATCAAGCTTCATGTTGATCTGTTTAAAATTGTCGTGCATTTCTTTAATTTCCCTAAGGAAATCCACTTTTAAAACGTAGTCCAATGGAAGCCTATTTACTTTTTCTTCTAGGTTTTCCAATTTTCTTTCTTGTGCTTCGACGGCCGAATGAATTTGCCGTGCACGATTTGAAAAACTTCCTAGAATTTTAGTGGCGGTCCAAGAGCCACCGGTTACGCCTGCTATGCCAAGCGTAATATACACAGCTAAATACTCTGGTCCCATGGCTGAAGTTCTTTTTATTATTCTAAACTTTAGTAATCAAGATGAAGGTTTCCTTTCCTGGCCAATCCCGTCACCAACCAGACAAGAGAATTTTAAATTTATCTGGATCATGAGTTTTAATTCGATGGCAATTTGCACACAAAACTTGGCACTTGTTCATTTCAAGTTTTAACTTCTCAATGCTTCTGGTATGCATCTTTGCAATGTCGCAAACTTTTGTTTTAGGATCAAGATGATCAAAATCAAGCGCAACAGCATGCTCTGCATATCCGCAACACGCGCACCCCCTTTTCAATTTCTCTTGATGAATGATTGCGACATTCCTTTGTTGTATATTTTTGGCGGCTTGCCTGCAACTTATTTCTCTTTTGGCCCAGGCTTCTGGCTTAAGCCAATTCATTTGAAAAGTTCCGTCTTTGTTAATACGGGACTTGCGTCGATACGCCAAGAAGATTCTTCCATCAAGACCAACCTCCCCATACTTCCAGGGGTTTCCTGTTGCTGGATTTATCCTTTCCATTAGTAATCCAAATGAAGATTTCCTTTTCTAGCAAGGCCTGTGACCAGCCAGACGAGAGCGTCGACCGTATCGTCATGACTACTAACACCGAAATTAGTGAGTTCCTCGAAGAGATTACTGAAGTTCCGGTAACGGTTGAAGATGATCTTACGATCTTCAAACATGCCAATGATTCCACGGAATCGCGCAAGCTTATCTGCACGGAACCCCTTCACTGGGTGCCAAATCAAGTTGTAGAGTCCTTCGTTATTCAGGCAAACACGCTTGAAGTCGGCTTCCAGGGAGGCCTGATATTGTACGGCTTCTGACCAAATATCACATGTTGAATACGTTGGGAAGTACGCACCGTTTTCATCACAGCCAAGAACAGACCAATCATTTAAAAGTTCTTTCATGGCATCTAGTTTCTCTAGGTTGCCCATTACGCGGATACGCCTGTAATCAATGATGTGTATACGGTCGCCAATGCGTCCGCCAAGAATCATTACGGTGTAATCGTTTTTCTCTTTAACTCCAGCAGAAAGATCAACGCCAACTCCAAGAGCATCAAACTCTGTAGAGATTTCAGCTTTAACAATTAGCTCTGGTGCCAAGGAGAGTTCATTCTGTCTGATCACCTGGTTCATGTATTGAAAAGAAAACGCAATAGGCGCCTGCCTTTTCTTTTCCTTCAAGTATTCCAGGGACCACATGTCTGGCCAATATGATTTTTCTTCTCCAGTTTTAACATCGTTTTGAATTGCAGACAAAACAATCTGAACCCAATTATTTTGTTCGTTAAATGTTGTTGAGTGAATATCGTCGTGCCTGAATCTAGTACCAAGACAGATCGCCCTGGCACCTTCAAACATGGTTGGTGAGATCACCGCATTCCAGTTATCCTGCATCATTTTCCTGATGTCAGGGTTGGAGATATCTGCGGCTGACTTGATGGCGTCATCAATCATCACCAGGTGTGAACGCTTAGAGGTCACCGAACCCTTTAAGCCTGCAGCACAAAGGGTAAATTGCTCATCACCTGTCACCTCAATACCAGCAAATTTATGGTCAATGGACCAGTACTCATTGCTGGTTACGTTCTTCAGAAGGCGTACTTTAGGAAAAACTTCTTGATACCTTTTGCTTTCAATGATGCGTTTAATGGTTGCAGACTTAGAACGTGCAATGTCTACCGTATAAGACAAGTAAAGAATTTGAAGTGGAAGCTTGGCGGTAGTGTGAACACCAATTGCCCACGCCGTAAGCAAACCCAAGACTGTAGATTTGGCTGATCCCCTGGGAGCAAGTAGATCAATATTGGGACCAGCAATTTTGATTAGACAAGAGCTATCTTCGTTTGTTACGAAGTGCCGATGCCATTCTTTATGGTGCTCGGCCGGGGGCTTATCTGCTACGTACTCACAAAAATAACCAAAGTCTTCCTTTGCAAGATCTAGTTTATCTTGATTTTTATTTTCTTTAATTTTAAAGTTCTTTGTTGCAGCGCGAGCATTACGCCGGTGCGCCAAATAAGTATAAGCGGGCACAGCACGTAATCAAACTATGATTAAATACTAGCTTATTTTTTGTCTTTACGTTTTTGGTCTTGGTACTTCCTGGCCTTGTCTAAAGCTGCCTTACGTTTTTCTTTATCGTTCATCTCAGTGCCATCCTCCTTCTTTGCTTCTTTCTTCTTGAGGTACTCAAGAAACTGAGGAGGCATTTTGCCTTTTGCCATGATTATTCTCCTGGACGCCTCGAAGGAATATTGCTACCGGAGAAGCCGGGCCGCATTGGTTCCTGAGCGCCACGACGTTGCTGCTCACGGGCGTAGTTACCATATGCTGCGCCTACTCCACTACCTAAAGGGGGAAGGCCCCCTGGAGCGGCTTCTGGACGCTTGATACCTGCTGATTCGGCTACGCTGCCAACTCTGCCTTGAATATTTTGTTTGGCAGTAGCGTTATCACCAGCCAATGGAATGGGTTTGCCTGCGCCCATTGTTATTTCTTCTTAGGAGGTACGGGCTTTCCTTTGCCTTTAGTAGGGGGAACGGGTGCTCCCTTCTTGGGAGGCACTGCTCCTTTTTTGGGAGGAACTGGTGCGCCTTTCTTGCCGGCTTCTTCCTTGCCAACTGGAACAAGGCCCTTACCAGGAACAAACTTTTTTTCTACTGCCACGGTCAGAGGGTATCTCTTGTTTAAGTATACTGTTATTTATTCTTCCAGTTGCATTCTGGCCCACACACTCATAATGGCTTCCTCCAGGGGGGCCTCAATCGGGTCGTCTTTAAAGATGAAGGCTACTTCTCGCATGGCCCTGTCAGCACCAGCCATCAACAAGCCTTTGCGATCTTTGACCGAAGTAAACTCTTCTACTTGTGCAATAGTGCCACGTAGTTCACGCTGCATACCAGCAATACGGGCAACACCGTGATCCCGCTTGACATTACCTTCTCCCGTCATCTCCATAGACTCCCGCAATTTGCGGATGTCTTCTTGCATCTCTTCAATTTCGTAAAGAAGAGTCTTGCGGTGATCTGGCTTCTTGTACTTGCTTTTTACCCAAGATTCACACGCAACAATGCTGCCGTTGTAACCAAGAAAACGGCTATAGAGAAAAACTTCAATTATGGAGTAGTTGTCGGAGGCAAAAGCAAGGAATGATTCCTGGACAGAGCAATCAAGATTGTCTACCCAGTAATCGAATACCTCAATATCGATAAGCTCGCTGGGCCTGTCCGTAATCGCGGGCTTCGTCGTCCTGTCTAAATCTTTGCTGTTGTTCCGCTGACGTACGCTGCTCTTGGGCGCCCTTACCGATAGTTTCTCGCTCTTGTCCACCAGCGGCTTCTCCTTTCTTTATTGTTGAACCAACAGAAACATCTTGAAAAATTTTGACAGCCGAAGCAGCTTTCCTGGCTTTGTTTTCATCAAACAAAACACCAAAGGGGTCATCACCCAGATCGCCTGTTGCTTCCAAGAAAGTATCAGCCATGTCAATAACTAATCAAAATTTTTATTAAACAAAAGAATTTTTTGGTTCTTTTGTTTGGGTTTTTTCAGCTTTGTTTTTAGCAAACTGATAGGCAAGTGAGGCCGCTTTTTTGTATTGACCTAAGTCAAAACTCTCAGTTGAGGACCGAGAATTAGCAACCGATTCTTGCATCAGAAGTTATTCATCATGCCAGCAAGACCCGCTGTCATGGTGTTGCGACGATCTTCGGTAGATTTCTGGCGCAGTTGACGCCCTTTGGAAGATTCCAAACGGCTGAGAAGCTCTTCAAACTCACCAATATCAAATGCTTTTGAACCATATTCTTGGTCTTGCGCTTGGTTTAGTAAAGCTTGACGCCTTTCTTCACTGATACCCGTGTCTCCTTTAATAGCAGCCACGTTTTCCGCATACGTCCTCGCCATTTAAATTAACCGTACAAAACGTTACTTTTAAATTATAGCAAAGGTTTATGAATTCCAGAAACCAGAGACCAAATTTGAAGCGACATTGCCAAATGATTGGATCTTCTGTTGTTCTTTCAAGCCTTGGTTTTTAATCTTCTGTGTATTGGAATCAATCTCCCCTTGCAGGTTAGTCAAACCAGC